AAATGCTTATCTGAAATGTCTAACTCATCAACTTGATATTCCCAACTTGACGTTTCAGATAGTAAAATTTTTCCATTATCAGAATTTAAATGTAAAAGTTTACCCTCTGAATTGATACTTGATAACTTTTTAATATCTTGAAATTCTTCTTTTTTAACTTTAAATGACCATTTTTCATTTTTTATGTCAACTCTTTTATCTAAAACATCTTTTGAAATATCTCTAATTTCAAAAGATTCACCCCCTTGAACACCCAGTTTAAATTTACCGTTTTTAATTTGTAAAAATCTAGCATTTAATACATTATCATCATTTTTTCTTGTATCGATATCAATTTGAATTTTCTCAGATGTTTTAATAAATCCTAAATTTTTAACAAATTTTTTAGATCCCGCTATTACAATATCTAACACAGATTCTAATTCATTTTTAAATTCAAAAAAATCATTTGTTTTTATAATATAACTCTTAAAAGCTATTAAAATAGTTTCTCCGACAATCGAATACATTAATATATTTTCAGAATCTATTTTTAATTTTATAATATCTGATATTTTAGATAAATCTTCTAGTTTTTTAGAGAACTCATTGAATTTATCAGGCTTTATTTGTAAAGAGATTTTAGACATTAATTTAATAATAATATTATTTAATATATACTGGAAAAATTATTTTTGTTTATGGGTAATTCCGAATTTAAAGGCAAAAGGGTTGAAATTATTAGAATGGAAGACCCTTATTCATCGCTAAAAAGTGGGGACAAAGGAATAGTTGAAGGTGAAGATGATTTAGGTCATTTATTAGTTAAATGGGATAATGGATCTTCGCTTAGTTTATTACCAGAAATAGATGAGTATGAAATATCGGAATCAAATATGAGGCATCTTAAAATCTTTAAAGAGTATTCAATATTATTAGAAAAATATAAAGGTGACTATGACTCTTCAATAACTGAAGATGATGCTTTAGAAGCTTGTTTTTTAATTAATGAATGTCAAAAAATTATTTCACCAATCGTTTCTAATACAAAGATATATGACGATATAGTTAAAAAATGTGAACATAGATTAATACCATATGATAAAATAAATAGGAATTTTGTTCTTGATATTTTACTTTATACAGATCCTAATTCTGATACATCACATTTATCTGAAGAGATTATAAAACTAGGTGATAAAATAATGAATTACTATGGTACTGAACCAAGAATGGTGATAAATGCAATTGAAGATTGTTCTTCAATAATTAAAAATGAACTAAGAAAATGAAACATTTAAGAAAAATTAACGAATTTCATAGTGAAAAAATAGAAAACTTCATAGAAATGTTTAACTCAATAATAAACGATGATGAAGATTATAGTCAAGGTGAAGAACCTACTGAGGCTGATATTTTAAGCAATATTGGTGATCTATGTAATGAACTAGATATGTCGTCAGATGATATTCAATATGTTATTGACAACTGTAATATTAATGATAGAGGAATTAATTATCTTAATATAATTAAAAAAGATACAGAAAATTTAAATAGTGAATCTGACGTTATAAATGATTTAATATTTGAAATTGGTGGGTATTTAAGATCAAGTGTAAATTCAAGTATAGATTCTCAAAAATCTCTTTATAGCTTAATCAATAGAAAATTTACTATATCTAAAAAAGTTAATTAAGTAAAGTATCAATCTGAACACCTCGATTTGGCCTTATTAAATAAGATGGGCAAATAAAGTGATCTGAAAATATAATTGCTTGTGTATTTGTTTTTTCAATTTTTAAAAGATTATATACAAGAAGCTGATCCGAATCTTTGAATTTATAACTATTATATAAATTGGTATTCTTTCTTATAAAATTTATTGATTCTACAAAAAAATCAGACTTGGAATCTTTTGTTGACACAATTGAGCCTACTGGAAATTGAATCAGACTAATTTCATTTCCATTTTTATCAAATTGATAAAAATTTCCAATTATATCTATAGCATCTTTAATAAGTTGAACTAACCCAATACATTTAACAAAGGGTATATTATTAAATACATAAGTAAATTTTATAAATTCAACTCCCCCAGTTATATGATCTAGTTTTTCACATGATGAAAAATTCAAATCTTTTTCATAATACTTATGCACGCAATAAAATCCTTCTTTTTTAAAAGAATCTAAAAGATTATTAAACCTCTCAATATTACTTTTCGAAATTGAAAATGAAAACTTATAATTAATTAGTTGTAAATAATCAGCTACATCATAAAATATATTTGCCCAATAGTCCCCTTCTTCTTTTGAAAGATATCTCATACTAATTCTTCAACTACTATTGGAATTTCAGCTCTTTCTCTAATCTCATCAAAAGAGTATTCTTTTGTAATAATACCATTTTCAAAGACAGTAACAAGTCTATCATTTTCAAAATTTGTGCAATGTTGTACAGTTTCCCATTTATCATCAAAGACTAGTTTAAGTCGTCCAGATTTTGATTGTTTAAATGATTTTACTGTATTTCCATTTTCATCAATTTCTAATGGATTCTTTTGTACATCAACTTCTAAACCATTAATAACAATTGATGAACATTTAATTGCAAATTTTTGAGTATCTCTATCAACTTTTTGTAATAGAGCGCCGCCCATTCCAAATGCAATATTTTCTGTTGAAAATCCTTCTTTTACCATCATATCTAATATCTCTATGATTGATTCATAATTAACCCCATCTCCTTGTATAACACGAATATGTGTATCTAAAACCTTAAACCCCTTTTTATTAATTGTTCCTCCAAATTTTTCCCAAAGTATTGGAAAAATTCTTTTCAATGTTTGAATTGGATCACCACTATCAGGTCTGATAACAAGTCTACCATTTCTATTTTTAATTTTATCAACTAACTTTGTACCCCAAAGATCTCTACATGCTCTAATTATATCAAATGAGTCTGATACACAAGCTACTAATCCAGTAGGAAATTGATCTAGCATATTCTCAAAAGCATCGACTTCTTTTGCTTCTGTCCAAGATGTTATTGTTGAATGTTCTGATGCTGGAATTGAAAATGCCAACATACTTTCAGTATTATAATACTCTTGTGCTAATAAAATTCCTTGAACTGTATCAGTTCCTCTAAAATTTATTATATGTGCAGATGCACCAAGTCCAGCACTTTCAACTGATGAGGCACCTCTAAATCCAAAATCATGTAATTGAAAAGAAACAATATCATTAATTGTTTTCGCATCATAATCGGTTGTTTCTTTTAAATATCTAATTAAAACTTTCTTTACCTCTCTAGAAAGTGTACCAACTGTTGTTGGGTACCAAACTTGCAATAATAAACTTTCTAAATAATTTGTTAGCCAAGGAACTTCCGGATCGGTATTTTCGATTGTTAATAAAACATTTCCAGTTGGAATAATGGTTCCCTCAGGAACAGCTTTTATAATAACTGGTAGCACACCATTATGTTTATCTAAAATATGCATCCACCCATCAATATTAAATATTCCTGGTCCAAGATGGGCGTCCCAGAATTGTTTTGCTTTATTTATTTTACTTAACGTAACAACTTTACCTTCTAAATATTCTTTTAAAAAGTATTGTAGTCCATAAAATAAAGTATTATCGAATTTACCACCTCTACTTTCAAGGTATGATCTTAAAATTGTAACACCCTTAGGCAATTGCTTCCAATGTGTTGGTTTATATGAATCTGTTAGTAATAGTATATTTTTTTCCATAATTTAATTTTTTAATTTATCGAAGTCGTGTCTTTAATGCTTTTAATTAACATTGACATTAATACTTTATGCTCTTCAACTATCGAATCACTATTTGAATCAATGATTTCTTTAATTGGAACCCAAGATAGTTCTGAAACATCATCAGATGGTTCGACTTGCCCCCATGTTTTATTTGCTTTAAATAAAATTGTTATAATTTTATCCTCTTCACTTCTATATCTCCAGTCTGGAACTTTAGTAGTACCTATATAGGTTAGGTCAGATATATTTAGATTGATCCCAGCATCATCTATGATTTTCCTTTTAGCTGTATCTTCGTATGAATTATCATTTGGGTGAGCAAATCCTCCTATGAATCGCCATCCATTTTCTTGTGGTTTTTTTGCTAATAATATTTTATCATTATCAAGTATTGCGACATCAACACAGGGGTGTACTTTTGGGTATTGGTTATATGAATTATATATAATACCAGCTCGAAAATCGATTGATTTTTTAACAATTTCTGAAACAGATTTTCTAACCTCAGTTCCTGAAACAAATGTATATTGCTCTAGTTCCTTAGTATCAAAAAATCCCTTTCCATGTTTATAATATGGTATAAAGGAATCTCTACCACCATAGAGAAGGACATCTCCTATTGGGTATACCTCACGTATTCTTCTATCAAGTTCAGATACCCATCTAAAATCATCTACTTGATCAGGAAGTGCCATGATAACAACATCAGGGTATGACTCTTGTATCATTTTTTTTCTTGAATCGAAATCTAATGGATTCTTTTTAGTTCCGACAACTTTTGGAACTCCAAGAAAAATAATTGATTTTTTATGGTTATTAACCACTTGATCAATAACATATCGATGAGCATCATGCAATTCGTGTACTTGGAATCTCCCAACTATACATGCAATTGGGTAGTCTGATATATTCTTTTTCATAAACTAAAATTAGTACAAATATATGGAAATTATAATATTTCCTGCATATATTCTCTTAAATATTTTTCAATCTCAATTAATTTCTTTCTACTTGTTCTAACATCTAACTGCATTCGATATAATCGAATTGCATCACTATCATCTTCATCTAAAATTGAAACTTTGACATTAATATCAGTAGTTTCTATAATTTTATCTTTTAATTTTTCTTTTGAAAGGGAAAAATCTCCAAATTCTGTTTTAATTTCAATTTGATTATTATCATCAAAGATAATTTCATCATTTTTAGATAAAATCTTAGAATCTAAAATATAAATATCCTCAATTAGTTTAAATTTTGACATTATTTTCCTAAATAATTAAATAAATCAATTATATTCTTTATAGTGTATTGGAATGATTCCAAATTTTTATTTGTTTGTCTAAGAAATTCAATATAGTTTTCTATAAGTTCGATATTTCTTTGCTCTTCTGCAACATGAGCCTCAATTAAAATAGTCTTTTCACTAAGTCCTGTTTTTACCCCAAAAGATGTCGAATACCAAATAAATTTATCTTGCTTAATTCTTTTTAACTTAACTTCTTGTTTAGATCGCTTATCTAAAAACGAAGATATTTGCTCATTAATAAGCTGTCGATATGACAGACTCATAGCTTGAGATTCCATTATCTTTTTAGAACTTTGACTATTGATTTCTATTTTAAGAACATCAAATAGAGGATCTGTTAAATTTTTCCAATCTTCTCTTTTTGAGTTAAAAAAATCCTCTAATCTATCATTAGTTTCTTTTAATTTACCAATTCTTTCTACTTCTTCGGGTGAATAAATATTCATATTAATTTCTATTTTAAAAATGCGGGAAAGTTCTATTTTTCAAAAAGATATATAAAAATAAAAATATTATGATTGATAAAGTAACTATGGAAAGAATTGAACTTTTACATCCTGCTGTTAGGCAAGAGGTAAAAGATATTTATGTTAATGAAATTGCACCATCACTATCAGGAAAAGCATTATGTAGATTCGCATATACTATAAGAACATTTGAAGAACAGGCAGCTTTATACGCCCAAGGTCGAACAAAGCTTTTTGACGCAAATGGAAAAAAATTAGGAATAATCACTAAAGCTAAAGAAGGACAATCCATTCATAACTATGGTTTAGCATTAGATATTGTTTTAATTAAAGATGTTGATGGTAATGGAACATTTGAAACAGCTTCTTGGGAAGACACAGTTGATTTTGATAAAGATGGAAAAGCTGATTGGATAGAAATAGTGTCTATTTTTAAAAAACATGGGTGGTCATGGGGCGGTGATTGGAAATCATTTAAAGATAAACCACACTTTGAAAAAACTTTTGGACAAACATGGCAAACTCTTTTAGATAAATACAACAAAAAAGAATTTATACCTGGTACAAATTTTGTAAAAATTTAACAAAAATCCCCTTAGAAAGGGGATTTTTTATTCTATAATATTTACAACCTCAGGGTAATACCGACAAGCTTTTTCGTTTTTATCATCATATGGAATAACACTTAATACATACCTCATTGAATTTAACCTTCCGGCTCTTTTATCATTTGTTATTATAACAACCCAAGGTGATAATCTACTTGATGTTGACATAAACATTTGATTTTTATACTTACTAATTAAATCCCATTTATCAATAACCTTAGCATCATTTGGTGAAAATTTCCAATATTTTAAAGGTGATGTTTGTCTCATTTTAAATCTATGTAATTGCTTTTCTTTTGTAATTGAAAACCAAAATTTAATTAAATACATTCCGCCTTTTATTAAATCTTCTTCCCAATCTAAAACCTTTTCCATAAAATCTTTATATTGATCCTCTGTACAATATCCCATTGCTGGCTCAACAACAGCTCGATTATAATAAGATCTATCAAAAAATACTATTTCACCATTTTTAGGTAGATGTTTTTTATATCTTTCAAACCAATTATTTTTTTCTTCTTCACTTGGCATTCCAAGTGCAACAACTCTAAAATGTTTAGGATTTAAATACTCTACAAATCTTTTAATCGATGATCCTTTTCCGGCTGAATCTCTTCCTTCAAATATAATAGCTACTCTTTTATTATTTTTAACAACCCATTCTTGAAGTTTAAGAAGTTCTATCTGAATCTCATATTTTTCTTTATCATAAACTTTTCTAGGTATTAGTGATTTTTCATTATCAATTGTATCATATAAATCATCAGCATCAATAAATGGCTCATCGAATCTATTGGTTAAGCTTTCATAATAGGTTTTAAATTCTTCTTTAATTTTTCTTTTAGTATTTCTTTTTTTAAGATCAATTATTTGTGAAAGTTTTCTTAAAAAAGATTCCACATTAAATTGAACTAATACATCTTTATCTATTTTAGATGAAAGTTGTTCTAAAATATTCTCAATATTTAAAGAGGTAAATTCTTTATATTCAATTTTATTTGTTTTTAAATTATAAGATATATTGTCTAAAATTGAATTTTTATATTCATCTAAAACAGTTATTAATTTATTCAACATTTCATCAAATTCCTCATCTGTCAGTGAATCAATATCAATACTTTCAAATAGTTGATTAAAATATTTAAGCTTCATAAACTATATATAAATTTTTTATATTTTTTTATCAAAGATATAAAGGTCATATAGGGAATTTCCTTTTACATTCTTAATACTCTTCAATACTGTTCCTGTTGTGGAATCAAGAACTTTAAATACTCCAAGGTTTGAACCTTTATCATCTATAATTTTAACAGTATTTCCTTTTTCACCTAAAGCTCCTAAAATAGCTACATAGACATTTCCATATATACTTTTTAAAAATGAAACCCTAACATTTTGAACATCTTTAATTTTATTAAAATAAGGATTATCTAAAATCTTAGTTAGATCTAATTTAGAATCTGTTCTTTTTACCCTTATTGAAACAAATTTTCTTTCATCTTGTGAAAGTGATACCTCTTCTTTATTTTGTATAAGGTTTTGTTGAACTAAGCTTTGTTGATTTCTTCTAATTGCGTTAAAATCGGCTTTAGCTATTATACCACCCCTCATTCCTTTATCATTCATATTGTATCCAGCTGGTGGAAGCCTATAAAAAGATCCTGTAAATGTCATAGACAATATCCTATCGGTTCTAAACATTCTCCATATTTTAGTAATATGCCTATTTGCTGATACTGAGAACCCATTTAAATGCCACCCTCTTAATAATGTTTTACCCTTTGATGATCTACCAAGAACCATTGGGTAAAGAACACGTTCATGACCCGCAAAATGTTTATCTTTTTCACCTTTATAATTTATAATAAAAATTAATCCATATTGAATAGCTTTAATTATGATCTTCTCGTCATATTTAATTGGTTCATTTATTGGAATATTTTGAAAATCCTTAATACCTTTAAGACTAAATCTTGGAATAAACTCCCTATCTTCTTTTAAATCGTTAAAAGATTCCTTAACAACAAAAGTTATAGGTTTTTTATTATAAAAAGATTTTGACTGTGATATATTCATACCATTCTATATATTAGAAAATTTGGTGCATAAAAAAATCCAGATTCTCATCTGGATTTTTAATTTTTCAAAAATTTATTTCTTCAAAGAGTCCACCAAACAAGTATCTTTAACTGAAGTATCAGATACTGATGTAGAATCTCCTGCCGTAGTTGGACTAGTGCAAGCTGGACTACCACATGAAGCCATAAAAATTGAAAAAACAACCAATGACGATAACATAATTTTTTTCATTTTATATAATTTATTTATTTACTTTTATATATCAATAATTATACCATATGTTTTAATTTTTTTTAATAAAAAGAATTTATTTATTAATATATATGTTATGATTAAGAGTACAGAAGATGCTAATAAATATTATCAGCTTATAAATCAATATGTCGATGAGTATGTTGACAAATGGAAAATAAAACCAACGAATTTAAAAAAATACCTAATTGGTAATAAATCTCGTTTAGTTAATTTTCTAGAAAAAAAAGGATTAAATGATATATCTAATATAAACAGAGTATTATTAGATATTGTAGATGATCGTATTGCTTTAGATTCTGATAATGTTTTAACATTTGAAAATTTTAAATTCTTTGAATCTGAGGAATTTAAAATAATTGATATGAAACAATGTTTATATAAAGGAATTGAAAAGGCAACTATTAATCATGAAAAAATATTAGCAGATTATTTTGATGTTTCATTAAGTCATATAGACATATCATATCCTGACAAACATCAATTTAAAGTTGAAGATAATGAAGTTATAATTTATTTACAAGAAGAGCTAAATATAATAAAAGAAAATATTAAAGATTTTATATTTAATCAAACTTTTAATAAAACCATTAAATTGGATTTAGCAAATTCAGATTTAGATTTGAATGTCAATATCAAAGATTTTATGGATCATGAGAGATTTAAATCTAAAATTGATGAAATTTTAACAATTGAACATGTTAAAAACATTATATCGAGTATATTAGATTGCAAAATTGAAGATAATGAAAATTTTATTGGAATAGTATAGATATTAATGTGTTTTTAAAAATCTTTATTTCTTTAAAATGTTATTTAATGATAAATTTCTTTTAAATTTTAAATAGTTTTTATATAATTCAGTATTTTGCAAAGTTTGTGTATCATCATTATAAACTATTTGAAAATATTCTATTATATTGTCCCATTGTTTTTCAGTAGGCGCAAGCCACTCTTCGTATATCTTACCAGGCTCTGTTTTTTTATATCTAACATAAAGAATACTATCAATATCAGAAGCCACATCATATCCAAATAGAGTATCATATGAAGATTCAGCATAAGCTAGCTTTGAATCTATAATATTAAAATTAAGAGAAGCACCCTCAAAAACTTTTGATGAGCATAAGGTACTTAGATCCTCATTATCATATCTATCATTTCGATTATTATCAAAAGGTTCTGACTGTCTTATAATATATTCTATTTTATTTTCTTTTTGTTTCATCGATCACTTTTTTAAATTCATGCAACATTATGATATAATAATATCTAATATACTATTAATTGATTTTTCTCTTAATACACTTAAAGGTGTAAAATTCACAGAAGAATTTATAGTGAATGCTAATAAATTCTTCTTATTTCCTCGAAGATAGAGAGTTGATGCTGACATGGGCTCCATAAAATGGACACTATCAAATTTTAACTGGTCCCCAATTTTATAATTAAGAGATTTAAAATTCTTTGTACCAGTAACTACTAATATATCTCCTTTTTGAAGCTTATTTATGTGTTTAATTTTCATTATGCCATAGGTTTAAGATTAACATTGTAAATAATAATATCAGATGGATCTTTCATGTAGTAAAATTTGTCAACAATATCCAGAAATGATTTACCATGAAACCATGATTTGTTATCAATATGTTCTCCTTTTTTTCTCCAAACTATTTCATAATTTTGAAAGTTTACTTTATAGTCTGATTTTATATATTCTAGCATTAAATCTAAACATTGTTGCTTAGACTTTGAATCTATTTTATGAAAAAGAAACCTCTCACCGTGATTCTTTGAAATTGTTATCAGTGATAGTGATACATTATCATCTTCTTCTTGATAGTCAAAGTATAATGTAACATCATTGAGTTCATTTCTAATCAGATTTTCAGTTGCCATTTCTTTTAGCAACATTTCAGATGATTTACTATTAATTGTCATAATTATTTATTTTTCAGAGTGATGGTCAACTGCAGATATAACCTTGGTTGACATAATTTGTTTAATATCAAGGTAAGATAATGGTTTATATTCATGACCATTTGTACCCATATCGATTACTTTCCTTTTATAATACCATTCCATATCTGGATTTTTGGTAATTGATTGATGGCAATGTCCATGTAAGTGCCATGATCCATAATGTGATTTATTCCAAGAAAGTATTGGGTAGTGACATAAAACAATATCTTGAAATCCTTTCTTTAAATCTTTATCTGCAATTGATATCTCAGTTCCATACTCATAAATTCGTTCAAATCCTAATTTAGATATATCCCTAATTCTATCATGATTTCCACAGATAAAATATATTTTACCATTTAATTGGTCTCTAAACCATTTAGCTAAACTATTATCCCTATATGAAAAATCTCCTAAGTAAAAAACAATGTCATTTTCATTAACACAATCATTCCAATTTTGGATTAATGTTTGATGCATTTCATTTATATCTTGAAATGGTCTTTTATCGAATTTTAAAATGTTGGTGTGTCCAACATGAAAGTCACTTGTGAAGTGTATATTTTGGTGTTCAAATCTCATACTACAAATATACACTTTATATTTTAATATATAAAAAAACTAATACTAATTATGATTAAAAAATATTTACAGTTTATAAATGAATCTAATGAAGTTCCACCAGGGCCTGGTGTAGATTGTGTATCAATATCTATAACTGATGAAGATGCTAAATTATTCCGTGAAGAGCCGATTCTATCTAATCTTATATCTAACCAAGATGTTTCATTAATAGGAAACCAAGTTTATTATTATGATAATGATGATATTGTGAATGCTTTAAATCAATTTTTCCCAGAGAAAATTTCTAATAACTTAGATGAAGAAGATAAAGAAGAAGGTTATGTAAGTAATGAAAGTAAAAAAGCTAAATAATGGAACATATTAATGATTGGGTTCAGTATAATCAGAAAAATATTTTATCAGCTAAAGAATATGTAAATGATAATTTATATCGATTAATCTCAACATTTCATATGGAAGATGAAGATTTTACAACAGAAGAAAAAGAACAAATTCTAATTGATTATTTTACAAAATTCCCAGATCAGATTTCGAGTATAAGTGTACAGACAGTTGGACGTCCAAATCAAATGAGTGTTCCTAAATTAAATAATATTGGTGGTGCATTTAAAAGTTAAAACCAATCATTTAGATTGGTTTTTCTCTATATAGTTAATAACTCCTCGTTGGAACAGCTCTTTTAAGACACTTTCACATGTATAAGACTTATCAAAATAATATTCAATATTCTTCATTACATGTTCAAGACCTACCTTAGATAAAGTATTTAAATCATATCTAGATGATTCAATATTTCTCTGATTTAAAAATGTTATAATATACTTTTCCATTTCAGTTATTATTTTTTATTTATTGGAATAAATCATCAGCATCCATTGAGTCAACATCTAAAAATTCATCAGATTGATCAATTAGACTATCAAATTCTTTTTCAGATGCTTCCATTTCTTCAAGGGATTTGAATCTGAAATAATCATTTACAATTGGCTCCATCTTTTTTAAGACATCCATTGTAAATACTTCAGGTGTAAATAATTGCTTAGTTGTTACTGACTTATCTAAATGTGAAATATACCATCTATTCCCACCTGGTGTAAAAGTAAATTCACCTGTTTTTTTATCAACCTCACCTTTACCTTGTGCAATTCCAATTTGTTTAAAGTATTCCGGTCTACAAAACGCATCTAATCCAGTAAATGGATTCATACCATGTGCAAAAGATATATCAAATCTAATTTTCTTAGGTTTAGCAAGTCTATTTTTTTGTGTTTTGAATAGAACAGATATACCAGATTGTCCCAAATCCATATCATCTTCTTCACCTGTTTTAAGTTTTGATTTTGATAAAAATCCTAAAACACTTGCAGAATATACAAGGCCCATTCCGCCTTTCGAGATTTCCTTCGGAAAAAGGTCTTGAGTTAAATAGGTATGATTACAACATAAAAATGGAATTTCTAAATATCCAAGATCAGAACCAATTGATCTAAATAACGCATTTAACTGCTTAGCTCTTGTCATATCTTGTTTAATATCACCTTTAAGTAAGTCATTTTTTTCTTTATTTGATGACATTTGCCCAATTGAATCTAATACAATTAATATTTTTGGTATTTCAAAACCATTTAATTTTTGTGTTTTTAACTCATCTAAAAGTTGTGTCATTAAAATATTAACATCTTCAACTTTATTTGATCTTACAAGTCTAAATTTATCTAGTGATGGATTTATGCCAAATTTTGGTAAATCTTCTAGATCTAAGCTTTCTTCAGTGTCTATGTATACTACACTGTATCCATCTTTTTGAGCTGATTTACAAACTGAATAAGCGACAAACGATTTTCCAGCACCTGATTCACCTAATAGTCCTGTTATTCTAGATGTTGCGATTCCACCACCTAATAATTTTGCTGAAAGTGCAGCATCTAATAAATAAACTCCAGTTGAAATAAATTTTCTTTCCTTAACTTCTTTTTCTATCTGAATAGGAATTGATTTGGCTATATTATCTAATATATTTCCAACCTTACTAAATTCAAATTTTTTTGTAGATTCTTTACCCATGTTATATCTAATTTTTAAAGTATATATTAATTATACTTCCCCTGTTTTATTAAAATTGAAAGATTATACATTGTTTATTTAATAGGGGAACTATTATTTTAATATATACTACATGAGAAAGGAAAAATTTTTAGAAAAGGCAAGGAAGATACATGGTTATCGATATCAATATCCAACTTTATTAGATAATGTGATGCAGATGGATTTAATAGATGTCTCTTTTGAGGGAAAAATATATCAACAGAGAGTTGTTAAGCATTTCAAAGGAAACAGACCAGAGAATAAAACAGTAAATAAGACAACTGATGAATTTATAACACAATCACGCAAGATTTGGAATGATAAATATGATTATTCACTAACGAAGTATGTAAATGCTAGGACTAAGGTTAAGATAATCCATAACGATATAGTTTATGAACAGTGGCCAAATTCTCATTTGCAAGGTTATCCAGTAGAGGGTTTTTTGAATCAAGATATTTTTATTGAAAAGGCAATACAAAAATGGGGAAAAAAGTATGATTACTCTCTGGTTAACTTTAAAAATGCTAATACAAAGGTTAAGATACTACTTAATGGTAGTATTTATAATCAAACACCACATAACCATTTAAAGTATGCGCCTGAAAGGATTAATAGAAAAACAACTGATGAATTCATTATAGATAGTAATTTAATACATGATTCCAAATTTAATTATGATAAATCTCATTATGTAAAGACGGATGTTAAATTAATAATAACATGTCCAGTTCATGGTGATTTTGAGCAGACACCTAACTCGCATTTAAATGGAAGAGGTTGTCCCTCATGTTCAGAATCAAAGGGTGAGAAAGAAATTGCTAGATTTTTAAATAAAATGAATATAAATTTTATTAGACAAAAGAAATTTGAAGATTGTAGAAATATGTTTCCATTACCATTTGATTTTTATATTGCTTCAGCACGTACACTTATTGAGTTTGATGGTAAACAACACTATGAGCCTGTTGATCATTTTGGTGGATTAGAAGCATATGAAAGAAATAAAATCAATGATAAAATAAAAAATGATTATTGCGAAGATAATTATATTAACTTGATAAGAATTAGATATGATCAAATTGATTCTATTCCAGAAATTTTATGGGAAAATTTAAAGGTTTTTATTTCAAACAAGTATTAATTAGACTCGTCTAATTTGGATAAAACTATATCTAAATTTTCAAGATTAAATCCTTGTAGTGGGCTTCCACCCTTTTTAAGATAATCATTATATAAATCCCCATATTCATTTTGTGAAACGATTTTACCATAGACATCTGAATAAATTACTTCTGTATCTTTGGATTTGATAGTAGAGGGTAGTTCATTTTCTGGATAATTTGGACCCATATGTTTTCCAACAAGTTCAGTTCCCGATATACTTTCAATGAAAGATTGATATTTTTTAATCATTACTTATAGGAAGTTTTTCAAAGAATTCATCTTCTGTTTCTAATGAATATGAATCATTTTCAAAATTATAAATTATATTATATGAGAAATTATCTTTTAATTTAAATTTATCACCATTTGATAATGATACTAAGCAAGCTTCTTTTTCATAATCATTGAAAACATTATCTATTTCAATTCCTATTTTTCCATTTCTATCAGATACATTGCATATGACTTTTTTATTATTATCTAATAGTTTTTTGATATTTTCAAAGGTTGATTGTAATGATAATAATCTATAATCCTTTATTTCAGAATCATCGAATTTGTCATAATTTGATAAGAATTTCTCTTCTTTTTGTGTCAGTTTGATTTTCTTAGATATCTTGTCTAAGATAATATTTAATTCGTTTTCTTTAAAAGATTCTGATATTTTAAAATACGAAATAAATTTTGAGAATTTCATGATTTCCATAGTTTTAATAAGTTATATATTAAGAAATAATGTTATAATTTATATATAATTTAAAATTAAGCATTTTTAATGGATAAAGACATATTAAATGGATTAAATAATTTATCTGAGGCATTGGAGGTCTTATCTAATGCTTTAAGTAAGAAGAAGGAGTCTAAGTCAATTAGTGGAAGTATTTTACAGAGTGGCCAATTTGGGAAGCAATTATCAAAGATAAATTTAGGAATTAAAAGCATTAAAAGTGATACTAAGAAAATTTTAAATCAACAAGATACTATTATCAGTATGTTGAAAAATGAGGAAAAGAAAAATAACATTTCAAGAGTAAATAATGGACAGACCTCTATTAATAATATCTATAATAATTCTGACTTAGAAAAGAAAAATCGTATTTCAAGAGTAAGTAATGGGCAAACCTCTATTAATAATACCTATAATAATTCTGACTTAGAAAAGAAAAATCGTATTTCAAGAGTAAGTAATGGGCAAACCTCTATTAATAATACTTCTAATGGTTCCGAATTGGATAGAAATACTACTAAATCATTTTTTGGAAGTATAGATAGTAAGAAAATCAAAGATGGTGTTTCAACTATTTTAATGATATCAGTTGGTGTTCTATCATTGGGATTAGCTTTAAAGATAATTGGAAAGGTAGATATTTTATCTGTTATTGCAATTTCTTTAGCTTTGCCAATTATTGCATTATCTTTTCAAAAGATATCTACTATTGGAGTTGAGAAAAAAAACATTCCAGGTATGATTTTGACTATAGTTGGATTCTCAACAGCAATTGCCCTATCATCTTATATTTTAAGTAAGGTTTCAAAGGTAAGTGTAGCACAAGGAACTTCAGCAATATTAATAGCTGGTGTCTTTGCAGTTATGTCACCTTATATCGGTAAATTAATTAATGCATTTGGACGAATAGGTATATTTGATACATTAAAGACAATGATATTCATGCCTATTATTTTATTAGGTATTTCAACATCTATAATGTTATCATCTTATGTTTTAAGTAATGTTAAACCAATCGGATTATTTCAAGCAGCATCTTCTATTATGATTGCTGGAGTTTTTACAGTTATATCCTTTGGATTGGGTAAATTACTATCAGCATTTGGAAAGATTAGTCCTATTAAAGCGATTGCTGCTTCAAGTATAATGCCTATTGTTTTATTAGGCATATCTATTGCTATTTCTTTATCATCTTATGTTTTGAGTAATGTTAAACCTATTGGATTGTTTCAGGCAATGACTGCTATATTAATAGCTGGTGTCTTCACTGTTATGTCATTTGGATTAGGTAAAATTATAAGCTCATTAGGTAAGGTTAATCCTGTTACTGCAATAGCTACATCTTCTATAATGCCAATACTATTTTTAGGATTATCAATTGCTATTATGTTATCATCATATGCATTAAGTAATGTTAAACCAATTGGGTTATTTCAAACATTATCTGCTATTGCTATTTCAATTGTTTTTGTTGTTTTATCAATAGGAATTGCTAAAATCGTAGCAGGATTTAAAAATGTCAGTACATCTGATGCATTGAGGGCTTCCTTTTTGATGCCTTTATTATTTACCTCTATGTCAGCGGCTATCTTAGTATCATCTTATGCATTAAGTAATGTTAAACCAATTGGTGTATTCCAGTTTTTATCTTCGGTAGGTATATCTCTATTATTTATCGCATTTGCATTTGCATCAAAATATATTGTTAAATGGACAAAGGATTTATCTATTAAGGATATTTTAAAATCTTCTGTAATAATATTATCAATGATGACTACAGTTTATTTAGCATCTTTTATAATAGATAAGGTAAAGACGATAGATTCATCGAAATTATTAAAAATTACATTATTTTCTATAGGTTTATCATTAACAATTTTTGCAATTGGTTCCGCATTTAAATTTGTTTCTAAGTTATCTATGTCTGATATTATAAAGGGATCACTTGCAATTCTTGCAATTGCAACAACAATGATGTTATCATCATTGATATTGAGCGTTGGTAAATATGATAAGTTTCCAAGTTGGAAATGGTCATTGGGTGTAGGTCTTTCAATAGTTGGATTTGGACTAGCAGCAGTAGGACTTGGATTTGTAATTAGTAGTGGAATTGGGGCATTGGCTATTGCAGCTGGGTTAGTTGCAACACTTGCAATTGCTGGAACAATTGTCGCGACTGATAAGATATTATCTTTTGGATCATATACAAAATTTCCAGGTGCTAAGTGGATAGCCGGTGTTGGATCATCATTAATTATTTTCTCAACTGCTGTTGTTACATTAGGTGTAATCAATGCGATGGGTGGTATTACTTCAACATTGACATTAGGTGTTGTTAAGAATCCGATAGAAGCAGGTATATCAGCTGTGACTAAAATAGCAACTCTTATGGTTGTTACAGATAGAATTTTATCAACTGGATCTTTTAATAAGTCACCTGGTATTAAATGGGCACTTGGTGTTGGAACTGTTTTAACTGGATTTTCAGCGGCGGTAGTTACATTAGGCGTTATTAGTTCAGGTGGAGGATTACTACAGAAAGTATCATTTGGTGCTTTTAAAAATCCTATAGAGGCTGGTATTGATGCTGTTAAGAAAATATCTTTAGCGATTGTTTATGCTGATAGAATTCTATCAAAAGGTAATTATACATCAGGTCCAAGTGAATCATGGTCAAAAGGAGTTTCATTAGCTTTAGGTTCATTCTCACCTATTTATTCAATTTTGCTAAAAAATAGTGGTTGGTTTAAGAGTGGGGTTTCATTATCAGAGTATACAAAGGCTATAAAAATTATTTCTCTTGGTATAGTTGAATCAGCTAATATTTTTAATAGAAATCGAATTGCATTTAATAATGGACCAACTGCTAAATGGGCTGATGGTGTTAGCAAGTCACTATCTGCCTTTTTACCTATTTATAATATTCTTTTAGAGAATAATGGGATATTTAAAAGTGGTGTAAATCCTAAGCAGTTTTCAGAGGCGATTAAAACAATATCAACTGGTATAATAGATTCAGCATATATTTTTAATAAGTTTAAGGGAAATTTTGGAAATACTCCGACATCAACTTGGTCAAGTAATATTAGTAAATCGATAAAGTCATTTATGCCAATATTTTCAGAAGATCTAATTAATGGATTTACGGATAATAGAATATTTTTAAATAAAATTTTAGAGACAATGATTTTTATAGATGGTAAATTTCAATCAGGGGTTTGGAAAAAATTCCCATCAGAAACCTGGATTAATGGTACTATTACATCTCTTCAGAAATTTAATGAAATTATATCAATGTTAAGTTTTTCATCAGTCAGTGATAGATTATTATCAGCATTTGGGGTGAAAAATCCAATTTTTACAGCTGTTTCAAATATTGAAAAATTAGCAACATCATTTGATAGACTATCAAGATCACTTAAAGTATTTGTTGAATCTGTTAAACAGATTGACAATGATAAGTTATCAGCAATTAGAAGCCTATCATCTAATATTGTTATGTTATCATTGATGGATTCGACACAATTTGGATTAATGATGGATAAGTTAGAGGAAAAGTCAGGAGTATTTTCTGAACTAATTAGGGACTTTGAAACAAAATCTAATTCTAATTCATCATCAGGTATAACACCATATAAACCAATTGATAATTCAGTTAAAAAGAATAATGATATTCAGATAATAACTCAGAAAATGGACACAATGAATGCTTTATTATCAGATATATCAAGTGTTGTTGGGTCAAGAGGTACATTAAGAGATTATTTATCACGTATTAAAAATGATGTTAATATCGGAGGATCAAATGCTGTATCTTATAGATCAGATGAAAGATTGAAAAATATTATTTCAAAGGTAGGGGTATCAGAAAGTGGAATAAATATTTATAATTTTAGTTATAAATTTAATCCTAGCGTTATTTATCAAGGTGTAATAGCTCAAGAATTATTAAATACTAAACATTCAGATTGTTTATCAGTGGATAAAAATGGAATTTATTCAGTTGATTACTCTAAAATAGATGTTGTTTTTAAAAGAACAAATAATTAAACAAAAATATAATTAATATGAATTTAGTTAAAAAAATTAAATTATATCTTTCATATAGAAAAATAATTTCGAAAAATAGAATAGTTTTAGAGGGTGATTATAACCTTCGAATAGATAGAGTTAATAGGTTATATACCGTTATAAATATACCATCAGAGTTGTATGGTGAACCGTATAACTTACGAAAGGGTGATATAGATATTATTTCAGAGTCTTATATTAAGGAGTATATAGGTAGATTATCAAACTTTCTAAATACAATAGGGTTATCTGAAATATATGGATTTTATGAACCGATTAAAAAAGTTGATAAGTATTCTTATTTGATAGTTTTAGGATTTAAACCGTTTAATAGCCTTGAATTTAATCGTATTATCTGGAAAGTAATTGTTCCTATTTTGGGAATATCAATTTTAATATGGGGTGTAATTCATTTTTTATTTTAAACAAAATTTTTATTCTTTAATAGAATAGAAAAATCAAATAAAAAATATGAGTAAATTTTATGAAGTATCGAAAGATACACAAGATGTTTTTTTTAAAGTTTTTAATAAGAAAAGCTTTCCACTTTCAATAAATTTTCAATTTATTGGATCAGAGAGTCAAAAAACTTTGATTAAAATATCAAAATTACCAGATCAATATGCCTTCCTTTTAGGAAAAGAATTATTAATTTCTATTAATGAGGATCTTATGTCGGTTTTTGATGAAGAATCAATAACTATTCTTATTGAGCAAGAGATTGATAAGGTGTCAATTGAATCACAATCTGGTAAGATAAAAATGATTAAATGTGATCTATCAACATTTTCATCACTTATTACGAAGTATGGTGTTGATAAGGTAGCTAAAGCTAATCAAGTTGAAGATCTTTATCATCAGCAGGTAAAAGATGGTAAAGAAGAATTCATAGCATAACAATATTAGATTTTTTAATATAAATAAAAAAAGTTAAATAAATGACAAAAAATAAATTAGAAATAGCATCTGTAAAACCTGATATTTCTTTCCTTCATCAGGATACAATGTATAGACTTTTAGACTTTGAAGATGAATTAAAACTTGATACTCAGATTTTAGATATACGAAAGTATATGGAAAATACTAATGGTATTGGTAAAACATCAGATCAAAAAGATAATGATTACGCAAACGCACAATCAATGTGGAAAGCATATCAACAAAATTTACGAGATTTTAAATTTAATTTCTATCTTGATAGAGATCAATATAATCTTTTAACAGATATTTTACTCAAAAAATTAGAATATGATGTTAATACATTATTTATAGCTATTGAGCTTACTAATTTATTAGGTGGTATGAATGGTACTAAGTTTAATGATAGTACTGAAATTAAACCATTTAGAGCAGATGCTACTGAAGTAACTTATATTTATCACCTTATACAAAATTATAAAGTTAAAGGCTTGACAAAGGAATCCTATACATTTTCTAAAATACTTAGAAAAATTGGGGATATATCAAAAATTGTTAGCTATTATGATTCTAATGCTAAGAATTTAACAGATGAAATAACTAACTGGGCAGTTTCATTAGAGAATGTTCCTCAACAGATAATTCCTGATCTACCTGTTGAATCAACAGAAATTAAATAATAGAAAAATCCCATTTTAATGGGATTTTTCATTTTCAATAAATTTGTATAATTTTTTTGTATATAAATTCCTATCATAATCAAATTGAGACATTAAATACACGATATATGTGAAGTATAATACTTTATCAATTAAATTATCTTTTAAAATATTACCACCTGGATATCTAAATTCGATATAATTGAAGTTTTTTATTGGTAGAAGGTTCACCCCAAATTTTTTATAACCAATGTCTGTTAGTATTTTATATAAAATAGGATTTAATAGATCTTCTATACCTTTTATATCATTATTAGATATTAATTCCGAACATCTATTGATTATTTTTTTATCTTTGGTTAGCTCTGAAAGAAGGGATTGACAAAATGGTGATTTTTTACGCCATTCCATATTTGAAAATACAAATGGATTGTCACCAGAATCGTTTAAGAAAAGTAATCCTTTTATTATATTATAATTGGTTTCCTCTTTTAATCCTATATTTATATGTATACCAGTATTTGACGTGAATTTCCAATATTTTTGATTATTGAAATCATTATAAAATGAGTTAATCATTTCAATCAAATCATTTAAATCACTAAAGTAGGATTTATTGGAAAATTCAATTCCTCGTTTTAATGTATTATCTAATTCAAATTTTATAACGTCTTTATACTTAGAGTAAAAATTAGGTAAATTTTTTTTAAACTTACCTTCTAAATATTCGAAATTTTCAGAAAAAAAGTAAGATAAAACTTGTGGTTTTATTAGTTGAATAATTAATTTATTGTAGTTTGTATTTTTATATTTCCTATCGTTTAGTAATTTCATTAAGTAATCGTAATCATCATATTCATATTTAACTTCAGATAATACATCATCAATAAATGATGATATTAAATCCGATTTTTTGAAATCAGAGATTCTGGATAATTCTTTTTCAACTGAGTTTTTTATTTTAGTGATTATATCTTTGATATATTCTTCACTATATTCATCATCAACACCTTTTTTATCTGCTGTTTCCAATTCAATTTCTATTGAAGATGTAAATTTTGTAGAAATCTCTTTAGATTTAAAGAAGTTTAGTTTAGATTTTTTTACCTCAGTTAAGAATTGTGAATATTTAAACATCCATTATATATTATTTTATAGGACAGTGAGTTGCTGAGTAAATATACCTATGGTCCCTTTTAGCTTTTACACCTAATGATTCAGCTGAAATAAATATGTCAGTTAGACATTCAGCGTCAGCTCCACCTACAAATGTTACTTCTTTTCCCTTTAGAGATTGGAAAATACTTATGAGCTTTTTCGGTAAATGTAACCATCTATGTTTATTACCAATAAATATAATATAAGTGTTTTCTTTTGTTTTAAATAGATCTCCAATTTTTAGTTTACCATTTGTTTCCAGTTCTTTAATTTTCTTTAAATCTTTAGAGTTTAAAATTTTCTTATAAAAATCTACATTAATATTATAGTTATACCTTTTTTCTACTATGTCTTTTTGATTTGGAAATTCATATAGATCATCATGTATAGATATTTCATGATCATCATCATATAAGTAGTCTTTATCTATATTAGATCCATCAACGTGATTATCAAATATTTGATATACAGTTTGAAATGATTCGCAATATTTTTTTAATTTATTTAAATACATTTCAGAGAAAAATTTACGAAAGCTTTTTTGTACATCAACAATTATTAGTATTTTACTTTGTTGAGTTTGACTCTCGAATGTATTTAAATATATCATTGATTATATATAAATATATCTTCAATAAAATTTTCAATTTTTATATGAAATATATATTTAATATAATAGTAAAAATGAGTTTTTAACTCTAATATATAGAATATAAAAAAATAGTAAAAGGGATGAAACATCTTAGAAAATTTGAAAAATTTAAAACTCTAAAGAAAAGAGAGGTTATTATAAAGGAAAGTGTTTTACAAGTAAATGATATTTATAAAGTGAGAACATTTATTGACATTCCACAGTCTTTAATTAATGCTTATGTTAAAAAAGTTAAGGATAATACTGGTAAAAATTTACGCCAATTTTTTGGTGATGTAGATGTTGCTGAGGAAGTAGTTAAATATATTAATACAAATTTCTTAAATGTTGATCAAATTCCTGCTGGTGCATTAATGGGTGATGCTCCACAAGCACAAGGTGATTCACAATCTCAAACACAATCACCACAAGCACAAGTTCCTCAAGCACAGGCGCAAACACAGATTCAACCACAACAGGCTCAGGCTCAAGTACAATCGGAAGCACCACAAGCTCAAGCCCCACAGGATCAAACGCAATCACAAGTTCAGGTTCAAGCTGAGGCACAACCAGCTCAAACTCAATCGCAAGATGATGATGAATTTGAAGAAGTTCAAGATCAAGAAGAAGGTGAAGAGAATAATAATGAAGAATTACCTCTTTAATATTTAAAGAGTTGCTGCATAATCCATACACCATTGTTTCAGAAAATCGACATATTCTTCACAATATGTTCCATAAACATGATCATCTACATATAGATTACTATAAGATTTATTAATAGAGCATCTTGATATAGGATTATTTATATTTCTATCAGATTTTCTGATTAAATAGGAAATTAACATTCCTCTTTCTAAATTTGATTTTAATACATGTAAGTGATGTCCGCCGTATCTTTTATCATTTAAATCATGGCAGGTCGTCCACCCTCTATTTGTTGACATCCCAATAATATCATATGGATGTCTAGATATTACGACTTGTAGATCAGATATGTCTTTTAAGCTATTTGTTTTGCTTGCATTATATGTTTTTAATAAATCTTCTTCTCCAAGCTTTCTGAGTAATTTACCTATTTTAATAGTTCTTCCTTCATTATCTATACATATTCCTTTGTTATAATCAACGATTTCAATTCTATTCCAAAGAAAGTAGTCTGATATCTCATCTGGTACAGTTACATTAAACCCTTTAGGATCTATTGATATATCAAAGTAGATTCTATTATAGTTTTTATCATGATTTGGAAATTTCATAAAATATGGCTTTATATCATCATAAAACTTCTTATTCGTATGAATACTCCATTTTTTATAATCAGAAATAGGTATGAATTCTTCAAATAGTTTAATTTTATTCATTACTAATAAATTTATTTTACAACTAATACAACTATTATAGCTCCTAATACTGCATTTCCAACTATACTAATAAATTTTTTAAACTTTTGCCCTTTTATTTCCTTTTGAAGGATTTTTATTTCTGTGTTTTTATTTGATAGTTCTTCTTCACAAAGTTCATTGTTTTTTTCTGAATTGGCAAGTTGTTGTTTTAATTTTTGAATTAGACTATTTTTAACTAATCCTTGTCCAATTAGATCACGACTTGATACTTTTAATAGAGCAATTTCATCATTTATTCCATTAATTACTTGTATGTAATGATCATTTAAATTATCACAATCTATTCTTAATTTTTTAAAAAGATTTACCAAATCTGAATTATTATCAAGAGCTTGAGCCTGTTTAATACTTAAAATAACACCAACAGTATCAGTTCCTCTAATTAAATATTGAGGTAGTGTATCATTTTGAGCAGTTTGTGATTTAGCTGAAATGCTAAATATACATATAATGATTGCAATTAGTAGTTTTCTCATATATCTTTTGTTTTTTCTCTTATTGAATTTAATAATTCATCACCAGTTCTTTTAATTGGGTTATTAATTAAACTATCAATTTGTTGTTTAGTTTTCTCCAATTCTTGCTTAGCCCTAAATGCGGATGCTTTTAGCCTTTTAATTTCTATATCTTTACTCAATATTAGATTTTGAACTGAGTCAATTTTTTGTTGAAACTTTAAGATTGCTATTGAATCAATGTGTATTTTAGAATCTAATATTATATTTTCAGCTTTTAGATTTCTTCTTTCTATTTCTATTTTTTTATTATCCTTTTCTAGTGATTTTATTTTATCTTTATATCCTGATGATGATGTCAAGAAGATAATGAAAAAGATAATAGCTAAAAATGATGTAACTATTAGTAGCCATGATTTTATATCTAACTTTTTTAAAAAATTGTACATAATTTTTAATTATTTTTGATTATATTTGTTTTAATATATATTCAAAACGAAAAGATGAAATTAGTCTCATTTGACTTTGATGGTACTCTATTTTTTACACCAGAACCAAATCAGGGAAAAATAATTTATAAAAATGTAACCTCACTTGATTGGCCGTACCAAGGGTGGTGGGGACGTGCTGAATCTCTAAATCTTGATATTTTCCCAATTCCAATTAACCCCTATGTATATAGGGACTATTTAAAATATATGTCAGATGATGATGCTTATGTCATTTTGGCTACTGGAAGGTTAGTAAAGTTACGAAGGGAAGTAGATAAAGTATTAATGTCACATAATTTATCATTTGATGAAGTTCATTTAAATCCAGGTGGTGAAACATTTAAATTTAAAGCAAAATTATACGAGGATCTAATTCGTAAGGTTAAGCCAGATGTTTTTATTATGTATGATGATAGACACGATCATCTTTCAGAATTTGGACATTGGGCAAAATTACAAAAATGTCAAGTTAATATAATTGATGTTGTTAATAAAAGAGAGAAACAATTTAATAAATAATCTTGATTTCAACTATAAATCCATTTTATATATAATAAATAATTAAAAATAAATTAAAAAATGTCAACAATAACAAAGAAAAAAGTTAAATCTCAGGTTGATGAGATATTATCACAACCTTATAAATTAATTTTACATAATGATGATAAAAATTCATTTGATTGGGTTATAACATGTTTAGTTAAAATATGTGCTCATGAATATGAGCAAGCTAATCAGTGTGCACACCTTGTACATTTTAAAGGTGAGTGTGATGTGAAATATGGCGATTTTGAAAAAATTTCTTTAATGAAGGAAAAATTACAAAGTGCTGGTTTATCCGTAACCATGGAAGCTAATTAAATTTCTTGATTTTTGATCATTTGTTTTAAAATGGATAATTCCTCAGGCGAGAGATTGTCCATTTTATGTTTTACTTCAAATTTAATTTCATCTTTTCCTGATGTTGGTGAACTTATAGATACTTTGGGATTTGTAAAAAGATTTTTTGGCAAAGTGTTTCTTATTTCATCAACTGTTATAGTTGGAAAATTATAGTCAAATTCTTTTTTATCAGGAAAAAGATCACTAAATTCAGAAATTTCTTCTTCTGAAAAATCTTTAATTATTGATAAAATACTCCAATCTAATTTGCTTTTATTTTTTCTTATAAAGTCAATTGGTAGATCATTTGCACTTATAATTTTCCATAAATTATTTTTTTCAATTATATCTGCATATATAGATATATCTTTATCACATGCTGAAAGATAGATAATCATTCTTTCCCAATTTATATTATTTTTATATTTTAATATGAATCTATCCGATAGATTTGAATATGTTTTCATATTTAAATTATAAATATCTTCGATTGTGAGATACTCAATATCTATAGCTTCTTTAATAAACCATTCAGATAAAGATAGATTATTTAATATTATACTTTTATCTATTAATTCATGATATTTTAGAATAAATGATTCTGGTATTTCATAGGATCCTATGGCATCGATAAGACCGTCTCTAATTATTTTTAATAACTTTTCTTCAGTCATTTTTACTAATCCATCTTCTTGGGATTCAATTTCTTCTACAAATTGTATTTTTTTCATATGTTTAAAAATTATTTTTAAATGGGTTACCAGATATATTACTCATTATATCATTTTTATACCTGTTGGTTTGTATTCTTTTTCTTCTTATATCTAATACTTGTGAATAACTAATAGGATCAATATGTTCTAAATTATTAAATAAATCATTTAATACTGATTTATCTTGCAAAGATTCTGCATAATCTTCAACCATTTGTCTAAAGTTACTTTTTTCGAAAATTGCACACATATCAATTATACTCATTACTGTATCATCATGAGATGACCCATCGGCTGAATATGTTGTATTTCCTGCATTAGTAGTATGTTTTATAAATGTTGTTATTTCCGCAATATTTATATCATTAGTTATTATTATTGATCTATTTTCCATCCTTTCTTGATATTCTTTAACTAATAGATTTTTATTTTCGCCAATTTTTAGTCCAATTTTTTCTTCGGTAGCGTCTGATCTATGTTTAAATCTAAAAAATATTGAAGATCCATAATTATTATTTCCATCAAATACATGAGGTAAGTGAGCTAAAAGTTCATTGCCGTAGGTATTTATTTCTAAAACTATTTTTACGTTATCAGGATTGAAGTATTCAAATGATAAAAGATATAGAAGCTCAGCCAGCTGTTTTACAGATATAATATTACTTCTAAATAATCCGATTTGTTCTAGTCGAAAAAAATCGACAATATCTTTATATTTGTGCTTTTGAGATTCAATTAAATCTAATGGTTTCATATTTATTTTAAATATGTTAATAATTGAGAAATCTTGCCCAAGTCCTTCAGATATATCAACTGAGATTATTATTTTATAAGTGGATCTTTTTATTGGCATGAAAACCTCATCATCATCTATCCATTTTAGATCTTTATAACTAAATTTAAGTTTTTCGAGTTCATCAACCTTCTCCCATTTATATGGCTTTTTATTTTTAGTTAAATCATCTATAAGTTCTTCAGATAATAGACTTTTTGATGAATTTATAAATCTCAAGTCATATTCTTGGTTAAATGCTTCCTCGCCGCCAATATCTTTAATTGTTTGTTTTTTCCATGTTGTTATATTTGATATTTCTATAAACCTGACAGATTTTTCCTCACCATTATCAGTAAAATGGTATTCTTCTGATAGTAAATTTTCTTCAGTGCAATCAGATGTATTTAAAGTTGTTATTATCCACTTTTTGGATTCAGTTTCAAATTTTAAACTATGATTATTTTTTGGATATTTTTCACATAAATAATTTAGAATATCTTCATTTTTAATATTGAGTTCTTTTAATTTAGAAGAGTTTAGTTTTATATAAGTTGCAAATCTTTTAGGTACTTGCCACCAGTAAACCCTTTTAGCTACAAAAGATGATTTTTCATCTTCAGGCTTTTCAGCCTCGCTTAGAAGTTTATGGAATAGATTAAATCCACTAGGCGTAGAAGTTATTATTATTTTTGAGTTATCAATATTTGAAACTGTTGGAAATACAGATTTATAAAATTTATCTGCGATATTATCTGGTAAATAAGCAAACTCATCTAGGTATAGAAAGTCAGCTGCCTGTCCAATTGATGCAGTTTTTGTTGTTGCGAATCCCTTTATTCGACTTTTATTTTCAAATACCATGAATTTTTGATTCCAGTTTATTATACCTTGTTGAAGGAAAAATGGAAGCTTTTGATATATTTCCCTTATTTTATCTAAAACTTCTATAGCTGTATCTAATTTATTTGCTGTTACTAATACGTTTTTATTATTATTAAAAAGTACATAGTGTAACATTGTTATTGATGAGCAGATTGTTTTACCAACTTGTCTGCTAGCCATTAAAATATTGAATCTATTATTGAAGAAATTGTCTAATATATCATTTTGATAATCTCTTAAAGGGATTATAATTGGTTGACCATCTTCACCTTTTATATAACAGTATGTCCTTGCGAAGTAATGTATATCTAATGCACATTTGATATATTCTTCTTGCTCTTCATCTGTCATTCTAAATGTTAATCCCTTGGTTCTTAAACCAACGACTTTTTCAAAAAAAGGATTTTGTAATCGATTTAAAACATATCCATTGTTTATTTGTTCACTGGCTTCTTCAACCATTTCTGTGGTCCAAACTATTTGTCTTGACATAATATTTCTTTTTCCTTTAGAAAATCCTTAATTAATTTATTAACCAATTTAGATTTATTGACTAGGTTTTCTTTACAATACTGTTCTAAATCCTCATTTGATTTACTATCAATAGAGAAACCTGCTTTTATTTTATATGTTCCTTTTTTCCTTGTCATTAATACTATATATAAGTAGAAAAAATAGAAAAAATTCCACTTTTATATTTAATATATAATGAAATCTTATTACAGAACATGTCAAAAAAGGAAGATGAGAAAAACAGATTAACTGATGAGTTTGATCTAATTCAAGAAGAAAATAAAGATTTTGATATATCAAGTCACTTAGCAACTATTGAAGATTTACCAGAATTGGGACAGATTGAATTATATGATTATGATTCAGATCTTACTGTTGCTACACAACAAGGTATTAGAGTAATGGAATCTTTAGTTGATTTGTATTTAAGTGAGTTTGGTGATTTAAAATCGCACCCATATATAAAAAATAAAGTACGAGAAGATGCTATTGTTTACGCTGAGACACTTTTTTTATCTAAAATGACTAAGAAGAATTTATTAACTCAAATGCGTCAAGTAGATAATGGTGATAATTCAGCTAGAATGCATGAGGTTATTAACCAAACATTTAGAGAATTTCGTGAAAATTCAAAATTCTATTCTACACAGCGTACAGAACTAGAAGAATATTATAAAAAATTTAGAATTGATTTAGCTGAGGTTGCTGCAACTATGAAGGTACAATCATCAGATAATAAAGAATCAGGTCAAATTGTTGATAATAAAAAATTAAATGATTTAATTAGTGAGGCTATGAAAAAAAAGAAGAGTAATTAATCTTTATATTTAAAGCTTTCAAATTTTTTTACAAGATTAGAAAATTCTAATTGTATATTATACTCTTTAAATTTATTGGCTCTATTATGTGTAAATTCTTTAATAATAATATTATTGTTATCATTTTTTATTTTATCTTTAATTCCCAAAGATATGAATCTTTTTTATTCATAAAGAATAAGTAATCTTCACTATCACTTAAACTTAATTTTACTCCATCTATTTCTTGTCCTGCGATAGTTGCTGGATCTATTATTTTTGTAGCGCTTCCATTTATTGCATCTATTTTCCATATTTCATCTCCAAAAGAAATTAAACCTTGATACCAAGCATCAGGATAATTTGCATTGTCTAAGTATTTTGGTACTGCACAATATAGATAATCCCCTGCCTTAGTCCAAACACATTTTTCTGGAAGAGTTCTTGCTCCGAGTGATATAGTGTTCATTGTTTGAATATCATAAATATTTAAAGCAAGACTTCCATTTTTTGAAATACTAT